GCGGCTTGTCGACCCTCTCCAGGACCACCGAGACCTCCAGCGGCACGAAATACTATAATAACCAGCCTACCATCGTTATCAAGGCAAACGGCGGCGACGAGGTCGAAATTGAGGGCTCTGCTATCCCCGACGATGTCCTGGCAAAGCTCATGGGCGAATACTACGACGAGACCACCGGCATGTATGTCGAGGGCGAGCCTGTCACCAAGTATTTTGCCATCGGCTATATCACCAAAAAGACCGACGGCTCCGAGATGTTCGTCTGGAGGCTCAAAGGCACCTTTGGCTATCCCGACGAGGAGAACAACACCGAAGACGACGGCACCGACTCCAACGGCGATACCATCGTCTATACCGGTGTCAACACCATGCACAAGTTTGCCAAGACCGGCAAGACTGCCAAGGCTGCACGCCTCCCCGCTGCCAAGTTTGCAGCAGGCGAGGACGCATTCTTTGCAGAGGTCCAGACCCCTGATACCATCGCTGCTCAGTAACAGCAGCACAATGCTAAAGGGCGGGAATTAAACCCCGCCCACACTTAAAAAAAGGAGGCTAACCGATGCTGCGCATCAATATCTACACCGACGAAACCTACAGCGAGGTAAAGGAAACCCGCGAGGCTGCGAGGATAAAGATTCCCTACAAGGTGGCCAAAGACGTCCTGCAGATCGTGCAGGGCCTTGACCTCGCAGACGATAGGGCTATTTTTCAGCAGCTCCTCAAGAGCGAGGAGTATATCACCCGGATAGTAAAGGCCACCTTTGGCCTCACTGAGGATGACCTGGAGTATATCGAGACCGGCGAGCTGTACGACACCGGCAAAGAGATCGTGCAGTTTGTCATCGACAAAATGGCTGCCATGGGCATCACCATGGGAGACAACGACCCAAACGCATAGACGCCAGCGACAACGACCTAACGCTGGCGCAGAACTGGAACGATATCAAGCTGGCGCTGTGTAGTGCCTACCCAGGCATTGACCCCATAAGGCTGCTGGACTACCCCCTGGTGGACGTCCTGGACCTTATATGCGAGCACCTGGACTATACGCGCCGCAGAGCAGCTGCAGCACCCGCCGCAGCTATACAGGAGCAGCCCGCCGGCAGCTCCACAAAAAAGCGAATCTACCGGCAGGCGGACGATTCATGGTTTTAACATCGGAGAGGAGGCGAGCATATGGCTGATAAAGAAAAAATAACGACCGCATTAGAGGTCGATGTAACAAATTTTAAAAAGGGCCTGACTGACGCCAACCGCTATATCCGAATGGCCCAGAGCGAGTTTGAGAACGCCACCGCAGGCATGGAAAAGTGGAGCAAGAGCTCCGAGGGCCTGCAGGCAAAACTCAAACAGCTGGAGAAAACCATGGACGGCCAAGAGGCTGCCCTTGAGGTACTGCGGGCCGAATATGACCGCGTGGTGCAGGAGCAGGGCGAGAACTCCAAGAGCGCCCAGGAGCTCCTCATCAAGATGAACAAGCAGAGCGCGGCGGTCAAAAAGACCGAGGCCCAGATGGACGACTACCGCGCCGCCCTGGACGAGGTGGAGAAGAACTCCCAAAAGACCGGGGACACCACCGGCCAAATGAGCAAGGCCCTGGGTGCGGCATCCACCGCAGCAGGCAAGCTGGCCCGCAATCTGGCCGCCGCTGCTGGCAAGGCGGTGGTGGGTGGTATCAAGACCCTGGCCACGGCATCCGCTGGCCTGGTGACCGCTTTTCTGGCGTCTGGTGAAGCCTCAAAGGAATATATAGGCGATATGTCGAGGCTCGACGCCGCCTATAAATCCGCGGGCTATTCCGCAGAGACCGCCACGGCGACCTATAAGACCCTGCAGGGCGTTATAGGAGAGACCGACCAGTCGGTCGAAGCTGCCCAGCAGATAGCACTGCTGGCCGAATCCGAAAAGGATGCAGCGCAGTGGGCGGACCTTGCCGCCGGAGTGGTGGGCAAGTTTGGTGACGCCCTCCAGCCAGAGACCTTTTTCGAGAGCGCAAACGAGACCCTCAAGCTAAACGAGGCCACCGGGGCCTATGTCCAAATGTTAGAGGGCTGCGGTCTCAGTGTAGAGGACTTTAACAAGGGCCTGGCCGCATGCAAGACCGAGGCCGAAAAAAACGCCTACATGCTGCAGGTGACCGAGGGGGCCCTGGGCTCTGCCGGTGCGGCCTTTAAGGAAACAAACGCCGCAGTTATCGAAAACAACAAGGCAAACGATAACTGGATGCAGACCATGGCCAAAGTGGGCGAGATAGCCCTGCCTATAACAACCGCCTTTAAAAACATAGGCGCGGCCATCCTGGGCGATATGCTGCCGGGCATCAAGCAGCTGGGCGAGGGCTTTACCGGCCTGCTTAACGGCACCGAGGGCGCAGCTGACAAGATAGGCTCCGCCATCGGCGGCCTGTTGCAGCAGCTCATGGGCAAGCTGACCTCTGCCCTGCCGTCCATCATCTCAGCGGGCACCTCTGTGGTGACCTCTCTGGTGCAGGGCCTCATCTCTGCGGCCCCGGCTCTACTGGAGGGTGCGCTCCAGATCGTGCAGAGTTTCCGCTCGGCATTGCCGCAGCTGCTGAAAACCGGCGGCGAGATGGTTTTTAAATTACTTGAGGGTGTAACCAGCAGCCTGCCGAACATGGCCCAGGGTGCGCTGGATGCCATCGGCGGCTTTGTGCAGGGTCTCCAGACCCAGCTGCCTATCATTTTAGGCAAGGGCGTGGAGCTGCTGGGCAAGCTGGGCGAGGGTATACGCACGGCCCTGCCCGGCCTCATCGACCAGGCGCTCGATATCCTCATGAATTTTGCCACGACGCTCTACGACAACGCGCCCACCCTCATCGACGCGGGCTTTGACCTCTTGAGCAACCTGGTGAGCGGCATTATCTCCGCCCTGCCCTCACTGCTCTCAAAGGCGCCGGAGATAATAAGCAAATTCGCGAATATTATCAACGATAACGCGCCGAAAATCCTTAAAAAGGGCGCGGAGCTAATTTGGCAAATTGTAAAAGGTCTAATCTCGGCCATACCAGAATTAATCAAAAATGTTCCGAAAATAATCAAAGCCGTTGTGGACGTGTGGCAGGCCTTTAACTGGCTCAACCTGGGCAAAAAGGCCATCGACCTGCTGAAAAACGGCATCAAGTCTATGGTGGCCTCTGTCAAGGCTGCAGGCAAAAACGTGCTCGACGGCATTGTAAATGCGCTTAAAGCCCTGCCGCAAAACCTCATGAATTTGGGCCGCTCTGCCATCACCAACCTGGGCAACGGCATCAAGGGCATGGCCAGCAGCGCAGCCAACGCAGGCCGCTCGGTATTTAACTCTCTTGTAAATATCATTAGGGCGCTGCCGGGCAAACTGCTGGAGTTTGGCCGCTCGGCTATCTCAAAGCTGGGCTCTGCTATTTCCAGCGGCGTGGGCTCCATCAAATCAAAGGCGCAGTCTATCGTCACCGGCGTGGTGGAAACCGTCAAGACCCTGCCGAGCAAAATGCTGAGCATCGGCAAAGATATCATCCGCGGCATTATAAACGGCATCGGCTCCATGGTGGGCGCGCTTTATAGCAGCATCGAGAATGCCCTGGGCGGCCTGGTCAATAAGGCGAAAAAGGCCCTTAAAATCGGCTCGCCCTCTAAGGTCCTGGCCGACGAGGTAGGACGCTGGCTGCCTGCCGGTATAGCGCAGGGTATCGAGCAAAACACCAAAGTGGCAAACAAGGCCATGGCCGACATGGCAAAGAGCGCCCTGGGCGCTGCAAATGCCGAGCTCTCCGGCGCTGCTCTCAACGTGCCAGCAGCCGGGACCGCTGCAGGCGGTGCGGGCAGGGGAGCTGCTGCGGGTAATACCTACAACTTTACCCAGAACAACTACAGCCCCAAATCGCTCAGCAGAGCCGAGATTTACCGGCAGACCAAAAACCAGCTGCGCTTTGCAACGGCGCTGGCATAAAAGGGGGAGATCACTGTGCTGCCTATTATCAAAATAGAAAACGCGCAGGGTGAAGTGCTAAACCTCAGCACCGACCCCCGCTACTTTGCGGAGCTGACCGGCACCGGGCCTCCCCCGGCGACCATCAACCGCACAAAGATAGCCATGGCCGACGGCTCCCGGTATAACTCCGGCAGCGTCAACGAGCGGCAGCTGGTGCTCATCGTCTCCCTGCTGCGTGACGTGGGCCGTGCCCGCATCAACCTGTATAAATGGCTGGTATCGAATGCCTATATCAAAATCTATTATCAATGGGAGGACATGGACCTCTGTATAGAGGGCTATGTGGAAACCCCGGAGACAAACCCCTGGGTGCTGGGCCAGGTGGTGCAGGCCTCTATAATCTGCCCGCAGCCATTCTGGCAGGATATAGGCGAGACCTACCACGACGCCACCGACGTGGACAACCTCTTTGAGTTTCCTTTTGCTATCGAGGAGGAGGGCGTCGAACTCAGCACCATAGACGTGACCGCCAGCGCCACCATAACCAACGGCGGCCAGGTCTCCACCGGCATCCGCATCGAACTCCGGGCCACGCTGCACACGCTGCGCCCCCGCATCTACAACATGGAGACCGGGGAATGGATAGGCTTTAATGCGGAGCTGCAGGCCGGTGACCGGCTCATCATCGACACCGCCCAGGGCCGCAAAAGCGTCACCCATGTGCGCGGCGGCGAGCGGACCAACTACATGAGCACCCTAATGCCCGGCAGCAGCTGGCTGCAGCTGGAGCCCGGACAGAATGAGCTCACCTATACCGTGGACGAGGGCGCCATAACCCTGAGTATATACC